ACGCAGTGGGACGCCTCGGGCTCCGACCCGAGCGCCGACGCCGCCGAGGCTCACAGCCTCATCCTTGAGGCGTCCGGCGTGATGCCGAACACGGTCATCGTTGGCTTCGAGGTTCACAAGGCCCTGATGACGAACGACCGGATTCTGGAGCTGTGGAGCCGCACCAACCCGGTCTCCGGCATGGTCTCCCGCGAGGTGATCGCCGCCGCTCTCGGCGTCGATAACTACATCGTCGGAGCCGCGTCCAGCAACACCGCCGCTGAGGGGCTGGCTGAGTCCAAGTCCTTCATCTGGGGCAAGTTCGCGCTCTTCTGCCACATCGCGCAGAGCCCGACGCCCTACACGCCGCAGAGCTGCATCCAGCGGTTCCGCCACCGTGGCGCTGGTGACCCGGAGATCCGCCGCTACGACCTGCCCGGTAACTACACCGAGCAGATCGACGCGCTGTACTGCGAGCAGTTCACGGTGCCGACCCCGGCGCTGGGCTACCTCTGGTCCTCGGTCGTCTCCTAACCACACCTGAGAGGAGGTAGGCCATGAGCCTTCCAGTTCTTGATGATCGGGTGTTCCTCGGTGCGGTGACGGTCAACGGTGACCTCCAGGTCCTGGGCCAACTCCTCGCGGCTATCGAGCCCGAGGAGATCAACGACCCAGGCGATGGCGGTGCCATTCCGGTGCAGTCCTCGGGCACGCTCCTGCTGGAGAGCGGCGGCAGCGGCGAGACGCGGACCCTCGCGATCCCGACGTTCGTCGGCCAGCGGCTGGCGATCGGCTTCGACACGGACGGCGGTGGCGACATCGCGATCACCGTGGCTCAGGCGGTGAACCAAGCTGGTGAAACGACCCTGACCGGGGCAGATGCTGGTGACTTCATCGTCCTTGAAGCCATCACCGTCGGTGGTGCCTACCGCTGGCGAGTGGTGTCCAACGACGGCTTCGGCCTGAGCTAGTAGAGAGCGGGAGGAGCACACATGGCCCGCTACTACGTCCCGAAGGGCCGAGCAATCGGCAACCCAACTGGGCGCGGCGTCATCCGCCACGGTGACCCCCTTCCACCACTGCCGCAGAGCGCGATCGACCGGTTCCTGGCCGATGGCTCTCTCGCGGTGGTGGAGGAGGAGGTGGCTCCGGTAGGTCAGGAGATCGCGCCTGCGCCCGAGCCTGAGCGCCTGCCTTCCATCCGGCAGATGCCTGCATTCCTTCAAGGCAAGACGCGCGCTGAGATCGAGGCCATCCGGGCTCGTGATGGGCGCACCTCTCCCGCCGCCCAGCGTGTCTACACAGACGCCTTGGCGGCTCTGGACGACTGATGCGCGTGCTGGTCGCAAAGTCATGGCTGCGGGGCTCTCTGCGCCTGCCTGACGGCTCACAGGTGCGTGAGGTGGCTCCGGGTTCGGAGTTCATGGCAGACGACGACAACGCCGCGCGTCTGCTCCGCAAGGGCGCTGCGGTCGAGAAGCCTGCGCCGAAGCGTAAGAAGAAGAAGGCGAAGCCCGCCGAGGAGGCGTGATGCCCTACAACGCGGACCTCGCCACTGCTACGTCTTACGCTCCGCAGATCGGCACGCTGGGCGCTACCGGCTCGATCACCTCCACGCAGGGGACGGTGATCTGGAACAACGCCTACGACAAGATCCGCATCTGCCTCCGTGAGGTGGGCGTGGGCGACACGTTTACCGGCGGATCGATCGGTGAGGGCTGGGCGCAGCGCGTCGAGGGGATGCTGACCTCTGGCGAGATCTTGATGGCGAAGGGCAGCCTCGGGAAGCGCGGCGAGGGTTCGCGCTCTGGAGGCAGCGGCGACACGACCGCCGAGCGTCTCATCCGCTACGCCATGGACGAGCTGAACCGCCTCAAGGAGGATCGGCAGCTGCGAGAGGTGCTGATCTCCGCGGGTGGCAGTCGAGAGAACCTGCCTCAGTCCCCGTTCGGCTCGTCCGACTGGACGGACGGCAAGGATCCGGCCTTCGTGGAGACGTTCGGCCCAGGTGGTGACCTTCAGTTCATCCCGCCGCCGACGTTGCAGGATGGGGATGACCTCTGATGACTGATGGTCTCAGAGGGAAGTTTTCGGACTCGATCCAGATCACCATGGAACCGGGCGGCATTGCGCTGTTCCGGGGCTTTGAGAAGTGGGCAGAGCTGGTCAAAGACCCGATGCGTCAGGTCGGGCCGTATGCGACCACGCTGATCCACCGGCATCACAAGCGCACGTTTGCGTCTAGGGGTAAGAGCACGGGCGACGGGCGCAAGTGGGTCCGACTTTCCCCCAAGTACAGAGCCCGCAAGGCGCGAGACTACCCGGGCCGTCCTCTGTTGGTTAGGACCAGTGTGCTCCGGTCGGCGCTGACAGGGGGCGGTCGCGGGTCTCGTGTGCGGACCACAAAGACGACACTGGAGGTCGGTGTCAAGGGCAAGCCAGCCGAATACGCGGGGTATCACCAGACGGGCACCGCCAACATGCCCGCCCGCCCCCCGGTCAAGTTCGACAGGCGCATCCGTCCTGGCACCTTGCCGTTCGTGATCTCGCAGATGCTTCAGCGCGTCATCGTGGACTATCGCAAGGCGGCTCTGGGCGTGAACGCTGGGGTGATGGATGCGTCAGTCATTGAGCGGCGCACAGGATCGCTCCAGAAGTTGAGCAAGGAGCGGACCCGCTGATGCCTGTCGTCGGCGCGCGCGCGGTGGTCGATGCCGCCGACTCGTTCTTGAAGCGGAGCGGGGGCAACCTTCTCTCGTTCAATGACGAGCTGGCTGCCTACCGCTCGCAGCGGGGGCTGACCTCGACGCAGTTGCCTGACGTCGCGACGTTCGGTCTATACGCCTACCTTGGCAGTGCGGTGCAGGGACCTAGCCCGTACATGGTCGTGGAGTGGGACGGATCCGACCCCGAGACCGAGAACATGAGCCACAAGGTGCCGCACCGGCTCAGCATCTACCTGCTGCTCGTGGACCACGACATGGATCAGCCCACATGGGAGAACCTCGTGGGTCGTGCGCTGGAGTACGATGCGGTGATGCGGACCATGTTCCTGCGCTCGACGGTGCCGGGGACTTACGGGTACACGCTGAACAACGGGGGCTCGGGTGACGCCAGGGGGCGCATCTCCCGCGCGACGATCGAGACGTGCGAGATCGCCGTGGACCCCGAACTGAACTCGCTGAACGTCTTGATGCGCTGGGGCCTGACGGTCGTGGCGATCGAGGACTGGCCTGGAACCTAGGAGATAGAGATGACTGGACCGAACCGAGGCTCTCCGATTTATCGCGTGATGTTCGTGGACCCGGAGTCCACCTTCGGCACGCCTGCGACTCAGTACCCGGTGGCCGCGGACGCGGTGCGGATCATCAACGCCACGGTGACGAGCAAGAACCCCTCCCAGGCTCGGGAGGATGCCTTCGGCACCGCGACCGCCAACGGGTCCATCTCGCTCAAGGCCACGGTGGAGTGGACCGCGGAGCTTTACGCCTACACCCCCGGGACCGCTGCCACGGCTCCGGACTGGGCCGATCTGCTCGTGAACTGCGGACTCCTCCAGCAGACCGCGGCGGTGGCGGACACGGCGGTTAGCGGCTCGGGAGCCACGACCACTGTGATCCCCATCACAGAGGGCACCGGGGCCAACTTCACCGCGGGCGTCTCGTGCGTGACGATCAGCGGGGAGACGCGGCGGATCGCCTCGATCAACGAAGCCGCGAACCCCGACGAGATCACCCTCGCCACGCCCCTCTCCACGGCCCCCGCGGACACGACCACGGTTACCAGCGGGATCACGTTCAGCCCCCACGACGGCGCGGACGCGGACCCGGACGGGGCCACGATCTGGCTCGGGAACAACTCGCACATGTGGCGGCTCACGGGAGCCTTCGCCACGACGGTGGGGATCAACGGTGGAGGGGACGGAGCCATCCGCCTCACCATCTCGGGCCGCGCCCGTGCCGCGCGTCTCCAGTACACGGGCACGCTGAACGGCGGGATCAACGACTCGGTGCTGTCCATCGTGGTCGCGAACGCGGACATCGTCCCCGACGACGTGAGTGCCGCGAACCCCTACTACTACACGATCGACAAGGGCGAGGCGTCCGAGGAGAACGTGCAGGTGACTGCGAAGAACGCAGG